CTGCTAAATGCCAGTATTGCTGTACATGAGTTGTTGGTACGATGTATAAGTTCATGGTGTTTATCCGACAATGATATAATCATATATTACATCAGTATGCACATGATTTCTATGCCCTATGATGACATTGCCTTTACCTTTAGTTTTAATCCATGTGTGTGGTATTTCATCTGCCGAATGTTCTGTTCTAGGCGACAGCAACACGACTGAATCGTAACCTAGTCGCTCATCATTAAGTGTTGTTTCTGTAGCTGATGTTGCAAGAGTAACTGTTCCTGTGTTATTGGTTTTACCATTCATACTGTTATTAACAATCTCTGCAACAGCTCTTGGGTCACCACCTTGATAGGGCAGGGTTCTATACATTCTAGTCATTAACGGTTACCTTGCGGAATGAAGTCAACGTCTACTGCCATACATGTAGTCCAGTTTCCAGTAGGATTTATCTGTATGCGATGATACCTGCCACCACTTCTTACATTTGCTCTACCGTCTTGTGTTGTAGATACAGTAGGTCCAAATTCAATAGTATCGTCTAATTCTTTTCTTGATGCTATAGCTATGTCAGCTGATCCGTTATCAACAGCAGGTCGTATTAAATTTACCACGCTATTAAAGCCAACCTCTAAGTCAGACGTAATAATAAAGGGGGATATAGGCTCTCCAGTAAAAGTAACCATCTTTCTGTCTTTTGCCCCTGCAAATAGAAACTTGCCACCAACCCACAAACGATCATCTAGTGATGCAGGCATAATATCTATATCTGTGTAACCTAAAGTATCGGTTAAACCTTCCAATGTTGTTCCTACAGATGCTAAGTTACCTACGACTGTTGATACAGTTTCAGCTCTTGACCATTTATTAATTTGCCAGTTATAGATAAGAATAGACCTTGCACCACCTACGTTAGCGTAGTTCCATACCACTAACTTTTTAATAGGATCAACTGCGGTACTCATACTGTCTAGTTCGTTAAGGTTACAATCATTAAAAAACCAACGATCAACCTTTTCCTGCCCTATGCCTACAACATTTTGTCCGTCACAAGTGTAGAAGCCGTCATCAGCTAAGAAGAACGATGTGCCACCGTATTGTGCAATAGAGTTGCCTTCAAAACAACCTAGTCCACTAGAAATAGTGTCAAACTGAAAGAATAGTGGAGATCCAATATAAGAGGCACGAACTATGGCTTTTTCCAAGAAAACTAAACCAAACTCACCACCAGTCAATCCTGTAATGTTACCGCCATCAGGAAGAACTTGTGAGTCAGATTGTGATGTAGCACCAGGTGTCCAGTCGCTGTAATCGTTGATGTCGCTCCAGGCTATTTTGTTAGCATTAGAGCCACCGTCTAAGTGACCACACACAACAAAGTCCCTAACTGTAGTAATATATTTTGCTACAGGTGAGGTTGCTACGCTAGCAAATGCTGTTGAGCTACCAATAGTCCATGCCTGCACACTAGAACTATTGTTTACCGCCAATACGGCCTGACCGAATTGAGAAAATTTGAAGTTACTTGTACCACCATAAACTGTAGAAGATACATCTGTTAATGCTAAGGTAGTATTGTTTAAATTATATAGTTTAGTTGCACTGCCAGCAAAGGCTTGTACGTCATCACTAAATTTTGCTACAAAAATACTGTTTAATGGTTCAGCAGCATCTCCGCTGTAATCTTCCGAGCTAGGAAATGGTTGATAACCTACAGATACTGGAAAGACATTCTTAGCATCTATAATTGCACCTGAGTTAGCTGGCTGATCGGGTAACCATTCTGTAAATTGTACTCTTTTAGTTGCCATTAGTTTACCTCTGGGCCAAGAATTGTTCCTGCTGTTAATTTAGTTGTGTAGGATATACCGTCTATAGCATTTCCTGCAGCACCACCTAAGTTTGTACCGTCATAGTCTGGGTTAGGCAATCCTCTTACACCTGGCTGACCTAAGTTACCACCATTGCCACCGACTGATCCATATTGTTGCTCACCAGATCCACCATTAGAGCAATAAATTACGCCATTGCCACCAGTAGTTGCTGTGCCAGCAGGAGCTCCACCACATTGATCTAGTCCTGTTCCGCCTGCACCTGGATTTGTTCCTGCACCACCGCCACCTGCTCCAGTGTAATCATCATATGCTTGACCTCCACGATTAGTACGACCACCGCCACCTCCACCACCGCCACCACCTGCAATAGTGCCGTTGTTTTCAATGTAGAGTGTGGTTCGTGTGTAGATAGCTGTACCTCCAGGTAGACCTGGTTTTGATGCACCTTGACTTCCAGCACCTGAAACTCTATTACCACCGTTACCACCCTTACCAACAATTGTACCGTTGTTAACCAAGTAAATTAGTGATCCAGAAGGAAAGCCAGTAATATTTAATGCGTATGAGGCAGATGATCCACCTGATATAGTAACGCCACTATTAATTGTTACAACAGCCGTGACGGGGCTTGTAGGGCTTCCTAGAGCTGTGTATAAGTTAAGGTTAGATGAGCTGGCAGTAATAGCGTAAGTAGTAAACATAGGATACCAAAATCCACTGTTATTAATATACACATTATTAGCACTAGCCCAAGACCCACTATTTTTTACATAAATAGCTTTAGGTGGAGTCCATGTAGAGCTATTCTTTACATACATTCCCATGCTTAAATTTGATACCAGATGTCACCGTCAGATCCACCAGTAGGGGATGAGGTTGACACTGTTTTAGTTCCTGAGGCGTTAGTACCTATAGTCACGCCACCTACCGTTACGCCTGCTAAAGTTCCGCCAGTAATAGCTACTGCGTTAGCGTTTTGTGTAGACATTGTGCCTAATGCGTTTGTCTTTGTTTGAACGTATGCTGTCGTTGCTACCCTTGTTGAGTTATCTGCTGGAAGCTGTGTAGGGGCTGTAACAATGCCTGTTAGGGTTGATGTTCCGTCTACGGTTAAGTTACCACCTACCGTAAAATTATCATTATCATACCCAGTTTGTTGATCCTTTACCTGGGCCATAATCTCTCTTAAAGCATTGTTGATGGTGCTGGGCGGGCAACCCTCATTTATGTTAATACCACCCACATCCGTATTCCCAGATGCCGTAGCATCCCATTCCGAGATTTTATTTTTAGCCATTTATCCTATCCTTTTCCATGAATTTGCTTCAACTGGAGTATCAGTCCAATTATTGCCTAAAATGTGACCATTTGCTGTTACCGTAAATGTTCCAGTGATTGATCCTGAATTGTCATATATAACACCGCCTCTTGCAGTAAATGTTCCTGTAGCAAGTACAGATCCTCCACCAGATATTAAAGCTCCACCAAGTGCATTAAAGTCTACTGTGCCAACTATAGAAGCATCACCAAGTCTTACTCTAGTACAGTCAGCAGTAACCGTTGCTAAAGCATCCCAACTAGCAGATCCTTGTATCAACTGACCATTGGTTACAACAAAGACAGTAGCGTTAGTTAATATAGATCCACTAGCAACTACCTCATAATTAGCTATAGCTGATACTGTAGCATTACCAAATATAGATGCAGTGCCTAAGTCTTGTATTACAAAACCGTTGGCTGTTACTGTGCCTAATCCAGTAATAGAAGCATCAGCAAATATGTCTAGGCCACCTATTGCAATAAGCGTAGCAAAGCCGTCTATAGAAGCTACACCGTTATGTGTAACGGTACTTAATGTAGCATATGGTTCTTGTGAGTATGTTGAAAAACCAAACATTACGTTTCCTTTGTAGTTTTATGTTGATCTCTAAAGCTTTCAGTATCCTCTGTAGACAAGGCATCATCTATAACTATTACTTTTCTTTTATTCATTATTTTTTTCAAAAAACATTGCTAGACTAAACCTATAATGCGGAGCAGTAATACTTTGAGTTCTTAACGTGTGGGGTATTTCTCCATCAAATAGTATTCCTCTGTTAGGTTTGTATACAGAAGCAAACTCTATTTCATCACATTTGTCATTATAGAATAGTGTTTCTCCTGCCCACTCAGGCTTCCAATCTAAGTTTAAGTAATAGATAAATGACCAATTATTTAAATGTGTGTGAGGAAAATTAGTTTGAGTAGGAACTGATGTGTTAATAGTAGCCCTAGTAAGTTGCTTCTCTTTAATAAATTCGCCCATAGGTGTCTTATAAATTTGGTCAAACAATTTAGACTCTTCTAACTCTTCTACCCCGAAGTCAGCCGTATAATATTTATGTGTTAGCCTTTCTATTGCATCAGTGTCTTGAAATCCAAGACCATAATTTCTTTTGTTTGAAGCAAAATTATAAAGGTATTCATGAAATGCTTTAGGAAATAAATCATCAAATATTATTATCTCCCTTCCTAAGCTATCTATTTTTTTATTCATTATTTATTGATACTCCTGCATAAACAAACCAACTAACTAAGACCTCTCTTGGTGTAGATGAAGGTGATACATAATGTCCAAATCCTCCATAAGGGGGAAATATTACTACTTTACCCTCTTCTGTTTTAATCTTTTTGTTCTGTTGTGGAAAGATAGTTTCTCCATCATTTGTGCTTAGATGTATTATAACTGAAGCATATCTAAGTAACCCATTTATTACTTCACCATCAGCGTGATGTAAGCACTGTTCACCTTCATTATATCTATGGTACTCATACCCACTATCTGCTGAATCAAACTGAGGTTTATACCTTAGTTGCACCAACTCTTGTTGTATGCTTTCCATCAAGCTATGTATTTTATTGTCTAGTTCTTTTAGCTCAGGTGTATTGGTAATGTCAACAGTGTTCCCTTCTCTGTTGTAACTTCCTACCTTGTTTAATTCAATATGTTTTCTACTTTGATTCTTTATTTCTTGAATCAATCCTAAGTCTACATAGTTAGGAAACTCATATATCATAATAAATTTTTATATGCTTGAACTAAGGCTTTCTTTTGTTCAATAGTTTTGCATTGGCCTAGCTGATACTGTAAGTCATTTACAATTTTTCCGTTAATTAAAAAAGTTGTGCTTTTTACTTTTGGTTTAGATGCAAAAAATAAGGTAATACATTTATCTTTAATTAACTCTAGCGAATGAAATTCAGAATGTTTATGTTTAATAATAGAGCCTACACCATAAGTTTTTGTCCCACTTAGAGTGGTTTCTTTATACCCTCCCCAAAGAACTATTGACATATAATCCCAAGGATGCGAGTGCATTTCCATATCGCTACTTGATAAAACATTTACACTTACTCTGTTAGTAAACCATAAAAAGTACCTATCCATATAGCTTGAGTTAAAATTATCTTTAACTAGCTTTAATGTTTTTTTCTTAATAAGACCTAGCATTATAAAAGTAAGTTAATTTAATTAACTTTAACACTCCCTATTTCTTTCGTAGCAAACCACTTATTGATTATCCAAGCTGTTACATCAAACTCGCCTTTTTTAATTGCTGCATCTATTTTCCAAGGTTCTGAATGATGATTGTGATGTAACCCATCTGGTATTCCTAACCATAGAACCCAAGTATAATTCCAAGTAGTATCATTAGAATCAAAGTTTCTATATCCTTTAGGTAGCAATGCAGTATGAGTGAAGTAATTAACAAAATACATATCTAATATATAGCCTATTCCTGGAGGAGCTAATACTAAAAATATTGCAATCTTCCAGTCAATAAGAAAACTTATTGCTATTAAACTATACCAAAAAACATAATACCATTTGGCAGTAAAAGCTACTGCTTTATCTTTATATAAATCAACAGTAGTAAGTTTCATTCCTAGTTCTTTTTTCCATTTTTCAGGGCACCCTAACATCCATGTTGCTCCATGCAACACACCATCTTTAGGTGAGTGTATATCAAGTTCTTGGTCAGAGTATTTGTGATGGTGTCTATGCACAGTCGCCCAACCAATAGGACTTCCCTGTGCTGCCATTGTCCCTAGAAAACACAACACCTTATGTTTAAAAGGCGTGGTTTTAAATTGGTGATGAGAAAAGTATCGGTGTAAGCTCATGCTCATGCCACCAATTACCCATACTCTAGAAATTAAAAATGATGCTAAAAGCCACCAACCATAACCATAAAATACAGCTAATCCTATAGCTGCAATAGCACCTAAGTGAACAAATGTCCATAAAATTCTAAGGTTTAAGACTGTAGACGAAGGCATAAATCAATAATATCCTTAACTGTTTGTAAATCTCCAACACTATCATCTGGTATAACGATACCTAACTCTTCCTCTATAAATACAACTATCTCTACTGTTGCTAAAGAGTCTAAGCCTAAGTCATGTATGTTTTTATTGATATCTATGTCTTTTACTGGGGTTTTAATTTCTGCGGATATTATATTTAATATCTGATTGTTTATACTCATACTAAACCTTTACAATTTTATCAAAAGACTTTGCAACAGCATCACAGGGGACACCTATTAACTCTATAACTTTAGCAGAGTAATCAAACTCACTAGGCAATAATGCTAAGTTGTATAGCCTAGGATTACTATGATGAGTATTATGATACCCCTCACCCCATAGAAGCCATGCAAAAAGTTGACTGTTATATGTAAAATCAGGTGAATCAAACAACCTGTAACCTTTGTAGGCCAACTTAGGTATATGAGCTATCACAGTTATATAACTAATACCAAAAAATACATATAACATACTAACACAATAAAAATAAGCTGCTATCTTAATATCTATTAAAGCTAGTAATCCAATCCATCCTAATACTATTTTATAGTAATGTCTGTGAAAAAACATATGGTCTTTGTCTGCAATTAAATCTTTTACTCGCATAGGATTTACTTGATAAGGAGCAAAGTAATAAAACCATATTTTTATTTTATTCCATAAAGAACCATTTGGTGGATGTGGGTCTTTATCTGTATCTGATGTGCCATGATGTAGCCTATGCGTATCACACCAATATATTGTACTGCCCATACTTACTATAGTACCAAAGAATAATAACATGATTTTTATTATTCTATTTTTTGGTTTAAAAGACTGGTGAGCAGACATCTTGTGTAACGCCATACTAGAACCAAAGCCTGTAAGAAACCATCCCCAAAGTAAAGCTAATATTACTAAGGATGTGTTCCACCAAAAAAGTAGTGTTGCTATTGCTCCAATGTAAGCAAAAGCCTGTACTACTTTTATCTTAACATTATTACTTATATTAAATATTTCTTATTCCCTGAATAGTAGTTGCCGCTTGTATACCATCTTTTCTATTCCATGATGTCACATATACATCATTTACAAAAGTATTCATAGCAGTAGCAAAGTCTTTAATTGTTTCATTAGTTAGCACTACATTATTATTATTTATATCACGCCATGTAAAATTAGCAGGTAAACTTATGTTGGCATCAACCATAGCTACATATCCTGCTAAGTTAGTCCTGCTTAGATTGTTAGCATCAAATATATTACCATTCCATGTAAATCCTGCATCTAAAGATGCTACTCTATCTAAGTTAATATCTTTGTCTGCTTTTTGTTTTTCTTTTTCAAGAGTCCATTCAGTATACATCAATGGATTTCCCTCATAAGTGTATTCAGTTTGTCCGCAATTATTAGAAAGGAAGGTTACAATATCTGCTGAAGTTTCTGGTGTATTTAGGTAAGAGAAACAAGGTATACCATATTTTGCACATTCATCAGTAAATTGTTTAATTTTAGTAAGAGCTGCTGTTCCAGAGCCTGCTAAATTAACACAAGCCAATCCTATAGGTTTAAATGCCTTAGTGTTTTGGACAGGAATAGAATATAAATAGCTCCCACTAACCACTTTAACTTCAAACTCTAAAGAATTTACTTTAACAATTACTGCTTCCGCATAGGCTTGTGTTACTGTTGGATATTGAGCCATAATAGCATCTAGTGCAGGGTCATCTTGTCCTGTTTCTAATGGTTCTTCTTCTTCTGGAACAACAGCATCTTCCGCAGTTTGCCATACCGCTTCAGCAGCAATTGCCCAAACAGGAAGTTCTGTTATCATCTCATTAGGAGTTGCTCCTGTATATTCAATATGACCTGAATCATTGTCCCATTGTAATGCCCAAACATTAGCAGGTATATTACAAGATGATAAATCTAAGCTTCCATGCCCTACATCATCTTTACTTATTGCATTATCTTCTGTTACTATTATAAGCTTCATTTTATTTTTCCTCTAAAGATAGCTTTTGCTTTGCAGCTTGGATTAAAATTTTATGGCTTGTTTCATTAGACTTTACCATTTCATTTCTAAACGACTCAACTGCTGCTCCAGTTTGTCTTTGTTGTCCAGAGTTTTCTACAAGAAGCATAGGAAGTAAGCTTACTGCACACTGCCAATCTTCTACATACTCCCCTGTATTTTTATCTGTACCTTGTATTTTTGAAAACCACATACATTTATTTGTAATACATTTTTTATTTAATAAAGGACAATGTGTTCCTTGTGCTACTTTCATCTTAATCCTTAGTTGCTATAATAGTGTCAACATACTGTACTGCTAAGTCAATCGCTGTACCACTAAATGTACCAGAGCCAGAACTAAAGGAAAAAGCGTGAGTATGAGAACCGCCACCACCTGCTGCTCCTGTAGCAACAGATTGTGGAGTAGGACTTGCAGGACCTGCTTTACCTTGGTTACCTGCACCAGCAGTGGTAGTCCTTTGATATGTGTGAGTATGGCTAGGTATCTGTGCTGTACTCAATGTGGTAGCACCTGCACTACCTGCAACGGCTGTAATAGTTACAGAACCTGCTGGAGTCTGGGAAGCAAAGGCTGTAGTAAAGGCTACACTACCTCCAGACCCTGCCGTACCACTAACCACCCTTAATGATTTATTATCGTGTGTAGTGTCTTTTGTCCATCCTGTTGGAGCTGCTGTTTGAACAAATAACATTTTAGTCCCTGATGGAACTCCCCCCGCAGGAGGTGTCAACCAAGACATAGAGCCATCACCATCTGATACTAAATACTGGCCTGATGTACCATCACCAGTTACATTGATTTTTGCAGCATTAACAGCATCATCAACAATGTTTACTGTATCAACTACATTGGCATCATTAATAACAGTGCCATTTAACACAACAGATTTTTCAGCTGGGTAAGTACAGAACACCGTGCTTGTACCAGCCAAAGTAATTGCTGATCCACTATTGCTAGATTCTAATATTGTGTCACGAGATAAAGTTGTGCCTGATGCGGTGTAAGTTCCTAGGCCTACCTCCCAATCATTTCCACTAACAATAGCATAGTAGGTAGTATTGGTGTCTCCTACAGCACTAAAGGATTGAAATCCAGCAGCTGCACCAGAAAGAGTAACCGTTCCAGTGCCAGTTGTAGTGGTAGTTTCCTTTATCCTATCCTTTACGATAAGAGCCATGTGTTACTCCTTATGCTAATGTTACTGATAAATTGCCTATAGCAATCTTAAAGATGTCGCCTGTGTCAATAGTCTTAGCTGCATCCAAAGCTGTGTGATACATTAAGTTACCGCCAGAAGCAGCATCATTGATACCAATCCAACCAACAGTACCCCAACCAGAAGTTGATGCAGGAAATTCTACAACAGCATCGTTGAGTACGTTGCCTGATGTGCCTACAGCTGTAGCAAAAGATACTGCAGTCCTAGCGTAACCGCCACCAGATACTTCAGTTCCTGACCCATCATCAGTAGGATCAGATGTCCATAGTGATACATAGACAGTAGTAGGAGCAGTGTACGTTGTAGCGTTCAATGTTCCGTTAAGTAGTGCATTTTCCAAATAGTTTGACATTTCAGCCATAGTAAATTACCTCTTAGATATTGTGATAGACATTGGCTGAGCAGGATACTCAGAATCATCATCACTTTTTGTTAACGAATTGACCCCACGATCATACATAGAAGCCCATACTTGCAATCTTTCATCATTCATAAGATAGGGTTCAGCCTCACCTAGTGCTGCGTACAGCAATAAATCAGGTGTGTTAGCCAGCCATATGTTAGAAGGATTAGTGTCACTCAAATAGTCTGGTTTATAAAAGTAGACCATTTGAAGTGTGTAGTTTGAGTCAGGGACAGGAGCGAATTGAAACTCTGAGCCTAACAGCGTGTAATAGTTAGGAGCACCCTTGTAAGATGTTCCTGCGTTTCTGTAAAAATTACTGGTTGATAAGAACTCTACTGTCTTTACAGGATTGCCTTGTATATGAATATCTTTCATAGCAAGGAAGTCAGACGGTATTTCAACTGTTGAGTCACCAGTAGTAAAGGTTGTTGTTGCCACTTTAATCATTTGCCTAATGCGTAGATCACGCCTCAGCCTTTCCTCACCTAACCTAATAAACTCAGGGATCTGTACAGTTAAGTCACTACGAGCTAAGTAATCAGCTATTGTGGCCTGTAAGGATGTGTAACTATCAAAGAATGCCATTATACTGTGCCTTGTTTAGTTCTAAAGAACCTGTTATCAGGATTGTTCAACCATGCTTTAAATCGTTTAGAATCTACTACGTGAAAGCCACGCATGATCTTCTGTTTGTTTAGTTCATCTATCACCGTAAAGGGTATAGAAGCTATCTTGTTAGAGAACACGTCACCGTCACCCCATGTCGTGGATGATGCGTTGTACTCTCTTTTATTCTGTTCAATGATCTCAGTTATGTCTTGCGTTGTAGCAATAACAATACCGTCATCTGTGTTGTGTGCTATTGACTGTCTTTTCTTAGCTTTATCTGTGCCTAATATTTTTGCCATAATGTCCTCGTAAGGAGATGCCCTCCGAAGAGGGCTACCCTTTACTTACTTTAGATAGATAGATCTGAAACCAGTGCGTGTGCTGCTTCGTTCTTAACTTCTAATGTGTATTCAACTACAAGTTGAGTCTTCTCAGAGTCACCTGTTTTAGCTAGTTCATTAGTTTGGAAAGGACGTAAGAAAGCAGTAGCAGCGTACTCAGGATCAAGTACAAATGCTTGTTCGCCTTCGCCTGTTGTAGATTCATCATCAGCAGTAGTGAATCTGTTAGGAACAACAGATAGCGTACCGAAGTCTGATAGGTACACGTCAGCTGCACCAATGATAGTAGTTTGCTTATTAGCTGGAGCTGCATAGCGTTGCTCTGCAATACCTGCAAAAGTAGAAACTACTTGTTTTTGTGTTGGAGAAACCATTAGTACGGTTGGGTTACCACCGTTTGTAAATGCTGATTTAACCGCAACTTTAAGTAATGGCTCAGTAAATGCACGATCTGTACCAGACACACGAGCTGTAGTACCTAGTGAACCAGCAGTACCTGTACCAACATAGTTAGTGTTTAACCATGCTTGTAGTGAACCAAGTGTACGTGCTGTTGTTGAGTCACCAGCTGTAGCAGCTTGGTTAGCCAACATGATTTTTTCCATATCACGTTTTAGTTCTGAAGATGCTTTAGCAAGTTGATAAGCTTTTTCTGACTTACGACCAGCTTTGTCAATTGTTTCTTCAGTACCAGCGATCTGGATAGTTTTTTGTGAGATCTGCGTTCTGTTACCAACTCTTGTTGTAGGAGCTAGTGTAGCAGATGTAGCATCAGCACCCTCAACCGCAGCGTTAGCGAGTGTAGCGTCTGAAAGACTATCTGTCTGCCATTCATGAAGAACGCCAGTAGCTTTAGTTTTGCCAATAGATGACATGAAAGGTGTTTCTGTAGGGGAGATATCATAGATCATATCTGTTAGATCTTCCCTGTTACCAATAGATTGGTAGGTTTGATAAGTTGCCATTGTTTAAATTTCCTTAAATAAAGTTTTCAAATAACTTAGCAGCATCACGCACTTTGCCTGAGCCTTTAAGTTGTTGTTTTTGTCGCCTTTGTATATCGTTGCTATTTTTGGTTTGCTTAGTACCACTCTTAATCATCTTAGGAGCGTTGGCCACTTTCTTCTGAACACCTGGTTTAGATTTCTGTAGCTTGTCGTACATGGCGGCCTTATGCAACACAAGGACGTGTCGTGAGTCATAGACCTGAGATAACTCTTCGTCTGTAAAACCCACTGCTTTGCCGTAGTTACGAATCTCACTGCGGAGTTGTTCGCCTTTGACCTTATCTGAAAACTCTGGTAGGACTGCTGCTAGTTTTGCTGATTCCTGAGCTATTTGCTTTTGCATGGCCTGAGACCTATCCGCTTGTTGCTGTTGTGCAATGCGTCCTTGCTCGGCTCTTATAGCTTGCAATTGCTCTTTCTTCTCGGTCATCTCTGCGACCTTAACTGCGTACCCTATCGGATCGTTTTCTTTCATACTTGCAATATCTTCTGGAGAATCGTTCATTGTTAGCAACTGTTCTACCGCTTGCAAGCGTTGAGCGTATGTATCTCTAACTTGTCTAGCCTCAATAATAGCTTTGGCCTCAGACTCTACAGTCTTACGGTTTTCTGCTAGCTCTTGAGTCTTTTTAGTGTAGTCTGCTCCGAGTTGATAGCCAGATACTAATTCATCAAAGGTAACCTCTTTCTCTTCACCTGATGCTTTTACGGTGAATGTCTGGGGTGCTTCTTCTTCAGTCTCTTCTTCATCTTCGTCAGAATCTTCAGCTTCATAAGTTTCCTCTTCCAATTGCTCTTCGGATTCTGCTTCTTCTTCTGATGCTTCTAAAGTTTCTTCTACAACTTCCTCTGATACGCTTTCTGAATTATCCTTTACAGGGTTCTCTTGGCTATCTAAGAAGCTTTCAAATCCACCTGCTGCTTCACGTACTGTTAGATTGCCACTTCCCTGTTCGGGAGTCATGGTTTCATCACTCATTTTGTATTGCCTTTTTATAATGATAGTTAGGTACTATCAACCAATTGAGCTATATGCTCAAATTCTTATATATTGTCTACAAAGTGTACGGTTACTATTGCTCTTCCCATGTCAGGTCCAGTAGCTGCCCGTAGCTTAAAGCTAAATGTAGTGTCACTTACTCCATTAGTATTAACTTCACAGCTCCATTTTTCACCTGTTTGCATAACTCCGCTTTCTTTGTGTTGGTTATCGCAACTACAATCTAGCTCCATGTACCAACCTTTGTCTTCTGCTGGGTCAATCTTGTCGCCAAAGTCTACGTTAGTAACAGTGTAGTGAAGGTGTACTTTCTGACCTCCAGTACCTTTACGTTTTTCTTCTTTAACGTAACCGTCTTCATTCAATAATAAATCTGCTGTTTTATCTGACATGATTAATCCTTATAGTATCTTCCATGCCTTATCTTTTATCTCGCCAGTCATTGCGATAGATTCAAGATTAGACATAATTTCGTTAATGGACCTTATGCGTTGGTATGCGTATTCTCTTAGCTCGGCTTCGTCATCACCTGAGTATTGGATCATCTGCAGCTGTGTGTCTTTCATTTCTTTCATGACTTCCTGGAACTCAGTGCTTCCCAGTATGTTTTGCATTGCTTCAGATAAAGTCATTACATTCCTCTTTGTGATATGTTGCTAATCTTATCTAAAGCATTGACTAACTCTTTAGTTTGGGTGGACCTGTTTTTGTCACTATCGTTTGAAGCTTTTTGTGCGAGTTCCATTTCTTTCATTGCCATCTCTTTTTCAAACTGCATTTGTTTTTGTTGCATTTCAAGCATTTCTTTTTGCACTCTCATTTCAAGAGTTTTTCTTTCAATCTCTACTTTGGCCATAGCAGTCTGTGCTTGTAATTCAGCTTTCTCTTTCTCTACCCTAGCAATAGCTTGAGCAGCTTGTACGGTAGGATCTACTTGTGGCTGTTGAGAAGCTTGTTGTCCCATTTGTTGGGCCTGTTCCTCGGTAACTTCCATAAGGAACTGCGACTCATCTTTGAAGCCAGCCATGTTAACGAATCTGGCTAAGGTGTCTCGGTATTGCTTGAGGTTAACCAATGGATTGCCTAGGCCATAACCCTGGATGATTTGTTCTTGTTTGTCTAAGATCATTTGCATAGTAGCTAACTGCTCTTGCTTGCTACCAGTACCAAGACCTACGTTAACAGTGATGTTGTATTCAGTGTCCCATTCTCTAGGATCAAACGGTACATACTTATTATTAACTCTGATGATTCTTTCTTTCTGTTGGTATTTACATACTAAATGTAATACCCCTTTAAATAATGATGCGACACCAGTGTCAGCAAAGATACGAGCTATGAGTTCTAACTTACCTCCAGCTTGGCTTGTCATGGCAGCTACGGCAGTTGCTGTTACGTTTTGTAGGATATCTGGATTAAGACCTTGCTGAGCATCAGAAACGCCTGTTCGTTTTGCTTGAACACTGTCTAAGTATTCCAACATAGGGAATGACTGGTTAGCGTTGGATGTTACCTGCATAGGTACTAATGCATTTGGATTCTTAATTCTAATAACACCACCCGCTGTGGATGTCAGTAAGTCGTCCATATTGACCTGACCTTCTACTGCACCAACTCTATAGTTGTTGGTAAGGTATAGGTTATCCAACATCTGTCTTGTTATGGTTGATTTAATTAACTGGAGGTCCATAGTCCTGTCAGCTAATGACTGTCCAAAGAACTTATGTGGGATCGGGATTGGACATACTGAATGGAATGGAACATAGTCGCATTCTTCTTCATGGAGTATCTCGTTGGAGGCGTAGCATACCCGTCTCATCTCAGCTATACCGTCACCATCTAAATCAGTCTTGATGTAGCACTCATAGTATTCAATTAGTTGCAGTGCAGGTTCTAATGATTGCATGTCAGTAGGAAGCTCACCACGAGAGTATCGTGCAATCCTTTCTGGAGAGAAGTCCAGTGCATCACCAGTAGCTAGTGAGTAAACTATATCTTCGTCATAACCCATAGCAACCAACTCGGACCGTGTCATCATCTTACGGTGTGCAGTAAACTCTGAGTCTGCTATTGTTCTAGCTCTCTTGGATATTAGGAACTCTTCAGGCGGTACGTTTTCAATCTTAACCCTACCTTTATCTGCCGTTCTTGATAGCTTAACGTCATGAGTTCTAATAACAACAGGAGGCACTTCCATCATCATTGGCATACCCATCTCATCCATCATAGGTTGGCCAGTCATTGGATCTACAGCAGGTTGAGGCTCTTGCTCAACCGATGTTTCATTAGTCTTTTGTGATACGACTTCAACATCCTCATCGGATGCGACCATCGCTAGCTCGTCATCATCAAGGTCGTAATACTTTTCAACGGTTACGTCTTTAGAGTCATCCCAGTATGCTTTTACAACACCTACTTTTTGCATCAATGCATCTTTGAACCAGTCGTGCATGATCTCAAAGCCATTGTTGTCTTTATAGAATATATGATTAACGTAAGCGGTAGCTTGTTCTGCCTGCTCTTCTGTCCCTTCTTTAGTGGCCTCAAAGACCACGGCATCACCTGAAGATGTAAAAGTACGCATTATCTGAGGCATAGCACCATCAATTGCCTCTGCCACTTCTCCAGTAACTATCTGTGATCTTCCAGGGACCTCATTGCCGTAGTGCTCCCGCAAATAGTATTGAAGTGCTTCCTGGCGTTGGTCAGTTGTCTCTGTCTCTAGGTATCCTATAGAATCATTGATCTCATTCTCTAGGTACGACTTTAATTTGTTTTCATCTATTGCCATTTATACGATCCATTGGTTATTTTGTTTTAGAGGCTTATCCCATGAGGATGTCTCGTTAGACATGCCATCAACCACTGCACAGGCATAACGCCAAGCATCTGCACCATGACTATACTCATCATGAAGCGGAGCACCAGGCTCTTGTGTTGTTTGGTTAATAGCTCTTCTATAATTCTTTAAGCATTCAATCAGTCGTTTGCTTTTATCAGCATCAAAGTAAGCTCTGCTAAAGGTCATTCTTGCAAGCTTGATGCCTGTCTCTATATCAGATCTAGGTATAACTTCAGTGTTCCACCCTAGCTTCTGCATGATCTCTTCAGCACTTGTGCCGTACTTGAAGTCTTTGTTTCTAGCATCATGGGGTAAGTACATCGTTCCCCAGTTGTGGTTTAACTTTTTCAACTGATCAGAGTAGCTGTCTAGTGTCCTGTGATCGTCTTCTATGTAGTCAATCACTCGGATCTCCGATAGTGATCTCTGGCATAGGATAATAGACATAGAATCATTCCATCCTAGGTCCATAACAACGTGAGTCTTTAATAAAGCATCACTTGGTATGTTGGTTACCCGTCCTTCCTCTTGGGCCAATCGTATCTCATTGTGATAGATAGCACCGTCTGCTGCTGCTTTAGTATCACCTTCCCATATGTTTGCATAGTCTTCTTTGTTATGGGCCATGCACCTGGCACGTTCAATCTCTAATACTGTAGGGAACCAAGGGTTATCAGAGTAGTTAACCTTCTCTATGCGAGCGTTAGGAGGCTTGTTAATGACGAATCGTTTATACGTCTCATCAGTATCCATGTAAGGGTTAAACGTCACCCAGATCTCGCTGCCAGGCTTCCTGATCGTAGGTATTAATATGTCCCATGATCTCTTACTAACTGTCTGTGCTTCCTCTACCCAAACAACCTCAACACCCTCAAAAGATTTTATACTTTCAACAGTGTTGGTTGCTAGGCCTGCAAAGCTAAATTCTGTACCGTTGATACCTCGTATGGAGGTCTCTATGACCTCGTAAAAGTCTCCGAGGCCTAAGTCCTGTATCTGATCTTTAAGCAGCGTATGGACCGATTGCTTGATACTCTTCTGTACTTCCCTGGCACATAGTATCCTCATCGGAGCTTCTGTACCCTTAATCAATAACGCTCTAGCAAAGTTCCATGACTTACCAGAACCTCTACCACCGTAAGCTACCTTAAAGCGATGTGGTTCAAATAGCCATTTAAGTTTACTCGGAAACTTTTGATTGGACATCAACGAACTCTACTTTAAGGTTGTTGCTTAGTGATCCATCGGAAGATGTTATATCTGTTTGGCTTTGGACCTTTCCTTCCATACGATCAAGAACCATATCAATGGCTTTTGTGTCGCCTTCCTCTGCTTTTCTTACTAAAGCTTCCATAACTCTTCTGGCTCTTAAAGCATCATCTTGAGTAATAATTCTATTCAGCGTATCTTTTAATAACCTATTCTTTTTACTAGAATTTGTGTTCCCAAGATTTGCTGTCTTAGATTTCTCTTGAGCTAATTTTAATTGTTCTTCTTTGGTCATAATAGTCTAAAAATCTTTGCTCCAATTGAACATTAATCTTTTGTTGTAATCGTCTTTAGATGCTTCAGCATTTAAGTTACCACCCAGTATATTGTTTAGTAATGTTCTCATACTATATTCTGTATTGTTACCCGACTTTGTGACGTTTGCTCCAAAGTTATTAGTATTGTAGCCGAGGCTTTTAATAGAGTCCATTGGAGTCTTTGTGTATTCTGCATTTAGATTGCCGTACATACCTTTTAAGCTTTTGGCTTGTTCATCCATCATGGCTTTGATAGTCAGGCCAATGTTATTCCCGTCTTGGTCTCTTTTACCATCGTTATAGTTAGCAAAGGCATAAGGATTAACCTTGTTCTCTTGCGTTGGCTGGTAAGTTGCTCCGCCACCTATGTTTAATAAGCCTCCACCATCCAAGAATGTTGTGTTCCCTACATTCCCTCCAACAACTGCTGCTTGTGGATTCATATATCCCTCAAACATACCCTCATTCTTTGGAGTGCCATACAATAATTCGTATATGTACTGATCTTCCATTTTACTGGTAGTCTTTTTGTTTCTTCATAATGTTTTCGTACATAAACTTTCTGATCATATCTCCTTGAGGTCCTCTTCCAAGAGGAGGAACAGTTCCGTCTTTCATATACATTTCTGCAGCTGGCCTTGCCATTTCTTTTGCCTCTAATAATGCACTGATAGGGTCTGCGTCCAAGCTACGTGAAGCTCTTTGAGGATTTAAAGCTCTCATATTTTCAAGCATTTTTATGTTGGCATTAATGTTATTGATAGGAGTATTCCCTGAGTTTCGCATCTTTTGCTCTATTAGTTGTTCTAATGTATTTGACATCCCGTCATCGTCTCCAGAGGGAAATGAGCTTGGGTTAGGATTGTTAAGATATTCTAGCTCGCTGATGGCAGTTCCTTGAGGTGCTCTCATGGCATTAACAATATCCATCATACCACCGTCTGGATTATCTACGTTTGCATAGGCCTGGTCTACGTTCCCTGGCTGTGCCATAGCGTTGCCACTTCCAGTGATCATTGCTATTAATTCCCTTAATCCCATCATGTTATTTTTCTTCCTTTAGTTGTTGCATTCTAATGAGCCTTTGTTCCCTGGTCATATATAGCCAGTGCTCTAAGTCGTCAAAGTCTCTACCGCAAGATATGCATTTAGTCTCTTGCATCCTACATATTCCGTTACAAGGCGAGTCGTCTCTACCCTGGTCAGACATTACACACAGTCTCCCACTGCTTCAAACCACCTTCTTAATTCTTCTAATGTATCCTCATAAGCTTTTGGCTCTGGTTCAGACGTATTCTCCACGTTGTATCCTTATCGGTCCAATGTTAATTAAAAAGTATGTTACTGGCTTTATATCTCCATCTTCGTATTCTATCTCTGCTTCGTAGAACTCAAAGCCTAGGTTTAGGCCCCAGTATATATAGCAGGACCACATTACTTTCCTCTGCCTCTACCGTAACCGTTTTTACCGTTTTTTTTTCCGCCACACTTCATATTAGTCTCCACAAATAAAAAAAGACCCACCGTTTAAAGTGGGCCTACAAAGGAGGAGATACAATCTCTGGACGAGAGTATACCTACCCCCCGATTTTACTACAGATTAGCTTATATTGCAAGCAAAAAAAAGGGAGAGTCCTCCAAGCTCTCCCCACTTACATAGCACCCTTAGTTTGCTATTTAGGATTAGGGTTTCCGTAATAAGCTTTTCCAGTGTCTTTTTCTCTTTTTAGGATCCATTCTCTGCTAACAGTTTTGCTGAGAAAGCTTTTTAACTCTTCAGGTTTTACGTTCATGTATCTAAATTTATATCCAGTATCGTAATAGCAATTTAGAGTTTCGCTGTTTATTATAATATCACCCTCACTAATACTAGCAAGACCTTGCTCTGGATTATCTATAACAATATTAATTTGTGGATGATTGTAACGATCAATGTCAGCGTTACCAAGATCTACTACTTCAGCTAGGCTATCAGCTTCAATGTCTGCAACATGATCATAGTCATGTATTAAAATGTCTGGGACATATTCATACCTATCGTTTAAATGTCTAGCGTGTCTTGCAACAGCATTGTGACCTTCTTTGTTAATTAAATCTACTTCTGCATTTGTTAAGCTAATTTGTAAAATGTGGTATTTCATGTCTAACTCCTTTGTTGTTTATTTAACCTACAAATAAAATAATACACCTTTGACAAAAAATGTAAAGTTTTTTAACATTTATTTTATAAAGAATTAAGCCCATTTTTCTATGGGCTTAAGTGGTTTTACTTTCCATTCATTCATTAATTTGCAGTGCCATTCTATTAATCTAGCTAAGTGTCTTTTTGTGCTTTCATAATTCCACACCGCGATTTCGTCTTTGCGGAGGTCGCCAGTTGTTTCTGGAACCTCTAAGCCTTCAAGATGATCATCTAGCTCAAGGATGTAAGTTTTTTTTACTTTTTTGTCTTGCTCAAATGGAAGGTGATGTGATCCCTGGCATTCACCATTAAAGCTATTCCAAGCAACAGTGTAACCATGCTTTGCTATTGTGCCGTCCTCCTTGCTAACTTTATGCATACAGCCACATATTTGGCAAGTTCCTAAATGAGTGGCCTGTCTTTCAGTAAATTTAATCTCAACTTTTTGTTTTTCTTTTTTTACAACTGGCATAGATCTAATTTTGTCATCAAGACTTTTTAACTCGGCTACTTTTTCTACTGGCATTTTTAGTTGAGCTAAGATTTTGTAATGTTTTTCTTTTACAAACCTTAAGTCATGAGTTAATTCAAATTTTAACTCACGTATCTCTTCTTTACTTAATGGTAATGAGTTGTTGTATGGATTGCTTTGGCTTACCAAATCATAATAGAGACGTTGAGTATGTTCGGTCATTTCTTTTTTAGATGTTTTAGTATAGAACTCTCCAGCTTCTATGGCTTGGTTAACCTTGATGTATTTTTGTTCTGTTGTAAGCATGTCGTACCCCTTTGTAGTTAGTGAGGTAATTTTAATGCATTTTTGTCAAAATTTGTCAAATATATTACATTTTATTGATTTATTCTACTTATCACGTTATATGGTCAAAACTCCACGTTTTCTGTAGGTTATGAAACGTCTACTATTTTGCTAGTCCATCGGTTCTTAGAGTTCTTATGCCATCCCTCTACCAGGATGACCCATCCAGCCTTTCTAAGATGCGATATAGCCTCCGAGTCTTTTATCTTATTGATACGTGCTCGCATGTTGCTGTAACTCGTTACCTGGACGGCTACAGTGGTCCCTACTTCGTCTATAGCTAAAATATCTATAATAGTAAAAAGGTCTTTTCTTATTCCCTGCCCACCACGGCCAAAAGGCGACCAGTGCTCAACAACTTCAACTAGAGGGTAAACTCCCTCCGTCCTCATTCTTTTTAATGTCCGTTGTGTCGGTGATATTGCCATGATTATCCTTTTTAAATTGTTGATCGTTGGGTTTCTGACCGAAGATCCGATCCCAGTTGTCCTGTAGTTTTTTATCAGTTACTAATCCTGTTGGCCTACGGCCACTACCTTTTCCCATTGCAAGTCCTCTCTATTTTACAGTTGTTGTGAATGTTAATTGTGCGTTTCTTTATATCTTCTGGTAAGTAAATGTACTGCTCTAAAAGACATCGTGTTGCTTTTGCTTCTGGTATGTTTAACTCCACATACAAATGAGCCTGTTCGCAATTCATAAAATGACCTTTATATATCCAGTTGTCAATTGGGGAAGTGATGCTTACTACCAATACAAATTCAGCTATCATAATTTACTCCTATAAATTATCTAATACCCATTCCAGCATCTCTGATTCTTTGCCATACTTTTCTATCCAAGTCTTTGGGCTTGTATGGTATCCATCTTCACCTTGATGATGATAGTGGCAAAGAGGTATTACCATAAAGTCATTATTCTTTTGTCCCATCCCCATACCCTCTCTAATGTGATGAAGATTGCATGGAGGTGGATCAGATACATCATGGTACTTACGACAAATGCAACAGCCAAACTCCGCCATTCTATTTAGCCATTGCTTTTCGTCTTTAGTCTTACTTTTCTTTTTACTCATAGTCAAACCTAAAACCATAGTCAGCAGCCCAAGCTTTAACGTCCTCAATGTATTCCTTAAATTCTTTCTTAGTCATCTTGCTAGTAGATGCAATAGTAGTAATTTTTAAATTTTTTACCTGCTTTTCCTTTGACAAAAGTTTGTAAGCAAGTACCTCGTGCATCTCTTCCCTGCTATGTAGGCCAAAATAATTTGCCATCTCGGATATCATTTTCCAATAATACTCATTGTGATCCGTTGAACGCTTAGGTTCAAAAGGCGTAACCACTACCCTCCAAATTTTATTGTTATCCAGCTGGCTTAATTTTTCTTTTAATGCACCCATGTTATGTTTACTCAAGTTAAAATCAATCATCGTTCCACCCCATTTTTTTTCTTATTTCGTTTATCTTTTCCTTTACAGCTTCCTTATCAATCTTTGGCTTAGGTAATTGTGGAGCAAAAGGTATTGATTTAGATCTGCATAGTATCAATATATCATAAGGTGTTGGCTTTGTGCTTGCTGCCTGCACCCAGGTATCAAAACTTGCTGCAACTGTCTTGAATGGATATTTTTCTAGCTTACTCCACCAGATCCTTAAGTTGTTTTTATCTGGTGACTGTTTTGAATAGATAGCCATAACAGACTCTAGCATTTCCTTAAAACTTTTTTTATCGTAATTATCCATTAGAATGTTACCTCCTCTGGTTGTTCGTCCTTCCATCTGTGCTGGTTTAGATAAGTTGCTGGATAAGGAACGTACTTGCCATTACTTTCAAACCAATCCTTACTAGTCTTTTGCCAAGACAAAGCATGCAACACTTCATCAAGCTTAGGTTTCTGCTTTATCCATGACTCTAAAGCTTTGGCCCTGCTGACTTTCTTTGGATACAAACTCCAGAACTGCTCAAAATCATCATTGGCGAGCACAAGCTTTTTAGATGGTTTATGGTTCTTGGTTTTTGGTTTATGGTTAATGGTTATTGGTTCTTGGTTCTTGGTTAGCATACCATGTGCATTGCATGTGGTATCCATGTGCATTGCAGGTGCATCTTCCTCCTTATTCCACCTAGCATTTGAGGCCTTTACTTTCTTTTCAATCTGCGAATGGTACTCTGCAATCGCCACTTGGCAACGCTTATGCGTATACCCATCCTTAACTTCCATAAAGAAATCTTCCAGCACATTCTTGATAGCATTTTTCTCTTCCTCTGTATGAACTGACATTAGCCTATAAAGTTTATCCAGATCTAATGGCAGTGGTTTTTCGTTTAAATAGTATTGGTCCATCAGTTGACGGTATACGCCATGCTCTAACAATGTTAGGTGTGCCGTGTCCCTTCGGTAGTCGCCAATGTTATGTTGGTAGTAGTGCATCTCTTCTCCTTTGTTTATGCCTGGTCCTTCATAATGTCTTCTATCTGAGCAGCCCTATATTTAGGCAACTCTTTGTCTGGACTCTTAGAATAGTAATACACATTTTGCCTCGTTACGCCCAATGCTTTGGCCATCCGAGTGTTGTTATATCTAAATAACTTAATTGCTTCATTGTAAGTCATAGTGTTTCCTCTATAGTTAAAATTGCAAGATTGCCAGCCGAGTATAAAGTTTTGTAAAACAAATTGCAATTGATAAAGTAAAAATAATTAAAATATTTGTACAAATGACAAATAGTATGCTACAGTTACTTGTAACTTAAAAAAACAAAGGAGATACAAATGAAATTAACAGACACATTATCAGTAATCAAGGCTATGGACAGGCCTTCATTGGACGACTTAGCTTTTACCTGGATTACTGAATCACCTAAATCTTGGGACATCACTCAAGAAATTAAAGACCATTACTTTGAAATTACCGAAGAAAAATTTGGCCACATCCAGACACACGAGCTTGCTCAACAAATTGATTGGAAGGCAGTTGTTGATCTTCTTATAGATTGTGAGCAAGATAAAATTGACCAAGCAGAAGAAGAAAGACTAGACATTGAGCGTGGTTGGGAAAGTGGTAGATATTACACTGACCGAGAAACAGGGATGGTTGAAGAAAGAAATGTTTATTAAACAAAGGAGAAACAATATGTTTACTGACTGGACAAAAGAATTAGAAGAACTTTATAAATATGTATTTGAGCAAGATCCAACAGAGATTGAAATGGAACTTAGATCTAAGGAGTATGAAAATGGACAGAGCTGAATTTGACAGATTAATTAAAATCATTCAAGATTCGTCAAAAGATTTAAACGAATTATTAGATAAATTAGATGCAAGGGAGAAAGAAAATGAGCAAGAAACTAAAAACGGTTGATATAAAAGGTAAGGCTTATGTCATGGTCCACGAACGTGTTGGTGCTTTCTGGGAAAAATATCCAGAGGGCACTCTTATTACTGAGTTGTTATCCTCGGTAGATGGTGTCCATACATTTAAGGCCACCTGTATTGTAGATGGCAGGATTATTGGAACTGGTCACGCTAGTGAGAAAGATGGTTCTACTTTCATTAACAAGACATCAGCATTAGAAAATGCAGAGACTTCGGCTTTGGGCCGTTGTTTGGCTGCTGCAAATTTTGGCTTAGATAATTCCTTTGCATCAGCAGAGGAGGTTGGTAACGCCATTGCACAACAAGAGGCTAAGCCAGCAAAAAAAACACCAAGCAATAATATTGATGAAATTAAAAAAGAAATGGTTAGGGCTTACAAGGAAGGTGATTTAAAACAATATTTCTTTTCCTTAGATCCTGATACACAAGATGTGCTTAGGGAGTATGCAAATGACCTCCGCTCATCTTAAAGATAACAGGAGGCATAAGGTCGTAACTGCTTCTAATGCTTGGAATGCTATTTATGATCGTAAGAAACTTTGGAGGGAGATGACGTTTAGAGCTGCTCCCTTCCAAGGCAATGAAATGACTCAGTGGGGAAATGACCATGAGCATGTTGCTATATCGCAATTTGAAAAATTTATTGACGACATCGTTGAGCCTGGAGATAAGTTAGTTGTGCATCCAGATCTACCGCTAGCTGGTACGTGTGATTTTATGTTGCATGGTGTATGCGGTGAGGTAAAGTGCCCGTTTACTCAAAGGATATATCCTGAGATACCTGAGCGATACTACTTCCAGATGCAAGTACAGATGCTTGTTAATAACGCAATTGCATGCCACTTCGTTGTGTGGACTCCAAACGAGTTTCATACCGAGTTGGTGCAAAGAGATCAGGACTTTATTGACTGGTACATTCCTTTTGCAGAGGAATTTATTGGTTATGTAAACTCTGATAAAGAACCACCCAGGTGGAATAAGAAGCCTGTTTATCAACCAAAGGAGAAGTAAAATGAAACCAACTAATCAAGTCTTTAAGACCAATGATTATGATACCTTTAGTTACATCAAGGGTAACCGTAGTATCAATAAGCTTAATTTAAAACGCATTACTAATTCTATGCGAGAAAATTATATTCCTGTGCCCATTATTGTTAATGAAAAAAATCAAATCATTGATGGCCAGCACAGATTTGAAGCAGCAAAATCTTTAAAAAAAGAAGTATATTGCATAAAGATTCCTAAGCTTGGATTAAAAGAAGTAACAACCTTAAACACCAACACAGCAAACTGGAACAATGCTGCATGGTTAGAAAGTTATGTTGACTTGGGATTTGAGGCCTACGTTACGTTTAAAGAATTTCGTAAAAAAACTGGTTTTGGTTATAGTATTTGCAGTGCTTTATTGGCCAACCAAAGTCAAAGAACTGGAACTCTTAGCCGTGAATTTAAAGACGGAAAGCTTAAAATTAAAAGTTTAGCAACTGCGTATGCTAATGCTAAAAAATTAGACCAAATTGGTGAGTATTTTGAAAACTACAAGTCAGATTCTTTTTCTGGTTGTATGTTGCAATTAATGCACCATGAGCAGTACGACCACGCAAGAATGTTACAAAAATTAAAATTACAAGCTCATACGTTACCAAAAAGTGCTAATGGTGATAGGTATAAAAGAGACTTGATAGATATTTTTAATTATCATGTAGCAAAGAAAAACAAAGCAGCATTTTTTTAATAGGAGAAATAACATGGCAGTATTAGGCGTAAGTTTAAGAATTGACGTAACAAAAATTGACAAAGAAAAGCTCTATAAAGGTGCTAAGGGTACTTACCTGGACGTAACTACTTTTATTGATACGGATACTCCAGACCAGTATGGCAACAATGGTATGGTAACTCAGTCCACCACACAGGAAGAACGTGAGGCTGGCGTTAAGGGTGCTATCTTAGGTAACAATAAAGTGTTTATGAATAAAGGTGCTGAGAGATCAAGTGTACCTACAGCTGCACAAGATTTAGAACAGTTTGAGGATGTCCCTTTCTAGGGACTAAGGGTTACATTGCCCTCAAGTAGTAATGCTTAGAATGGGTCTAGGTATTACTGTATGGATCTTGAGGGTTAATGTATTACATGTATTACATTTTGAACATTAATTACTTGTTCATTACATACATTGTAACTTCAAAGCCGAAACGCATTTCAGTAGCTGATGGTTTTGTCCACATAGTAGTAGTCCTTATTGGTTAATCAAGGCTCTATTATACGCTTAATGAATATTTGTACTGATGGTTATAACATGACAAAGGAG